CAAAATATAAAGTACTTCCATCAAGTTCTAGATACATTCCATTATCTGCACCAAAGTATCCTACTCTTTGACGAAGATTTGCTTTTGCTGGGTTCATTACAAATGTATTCAATACCTGTAATGATTTTCCTGGTTGATAAGAGAATACTTTTGTGGTTTCCCTAATCACAGAACATCCAGCAGTAGTTCCTATACTAATATTGACTAAACCTTGTGTTGTTACAAATCCAACTGTTGAACCAGTTCCTACAACTAAACCATTCCAAAGATTATTGTCCTTGTATCTGTGGTAACTATCAAAAAGTGTAAGTGGAGTTGAAGTTCTTAAACGACCAAATGCATCGGTTGCTATTGGTGGAAATGTAACAGATGCTGCTGCTGATGATGTAGAAATTGATACTGTTCCCGTAACTGGTAGGGGATTACTAGAACTTACAGGAGCACTATTAAGGTTGAGTGATACTTGCCCAGTTGTTCCAATTCCTACTGTTCCTTGAACTGTAACAGTAGAACCAATACCTGATACTGCGACTGTTGTGACTGGATTGGTTACATAAAAAGCAGTATTAGATATTGATACTGTATTTGCAATTGATACAGTTCCACCAACAGTTACGGAAGTAACAGGATTTAGAATATAAAAACTTGTATTTGCAATTGATACTGAACCACCAATTCCAGTTACATAGAATGAAGTATTGGAAATTGAAACCGATGAACCAAAACCAGAAATATAAAAACTTGTATTAGATATTGCTACGGTATTCAGTAATGAAGAAATGCCAACTGGGAGATATGTAAGATTTAGATTTACTGTCCCAACACCAACTGGAAGATATGGAACAGTTAAAATGCTACTTATCCCAACTTCTGTGATGTGATTATGAACTGGATTTTCTGGAGAACTTGCAACATTCACAGTTGCTCCAATACTCACATCACCATTAATTGTAATATTTGAACTTCCAAGAGATACTGGAAATGGATTTTCAAAAGAAACTGGACTGCCATCTTTTGTGGCAATCATAGGTACTTCAAAAAGGGTCCTTTCTTGGTTTAGAAAGTCCTGTGTATTCTTATTCCACTGTGCCATTAATCATTCACCCCACGATAATTTTTCTGGTTGATATCTTTGTGTGTTTTTAATTTTTAAAGAACTTTGTGATTGTGATGGGTAAATGTTATGAACAATTGCTCCAGGATATTCACCCTGAAGTTGTTCTGTGAGAGCGTTTTTGTTCATCATCTTACCTTCAACTTCAATGCGATATAGTTTTCCTTCCCAAACTACATCAGCAAGAAAAGATTCGGTTGCTTGCTCTGGTTGAGATTCACCATTCATATAAAGATTTCCATTGAAATCTCCAGCGATATTGATGCTTTCTGATAAGAATTGTTGAAAAGATTTCATTTTAGTTACAGTTCCAACGACGGAGGGCTTTGTTGATTCTTGAATCTGGGTCTCTAGCAGTCTTAGCGGAAGTCAATTTTGCTTTCATTCCTGACATACGGCTACAAAAGTTTTTACGACGCTTTGCTCTTTTACCCTTTGGTTTTTTCTCAGTTACAGCAGTCTGAAGTTTTGAACCTGGATTCTCACGACGATAAGCATTTACAGCTTTCTGACTAAGACCATCAGTTTTATCTTTGCGATTTACTGATTGCCAATCTTCAGAAAGTTCTTCTCTCCAGTTTGAAAATTGCTCTTTTTTTACGCAACGATTATAAGTTTTTCCAAATAGTTTTTGTGTTCCTTTTTTCTCATATCCTGGCCAACATTTTTTTGCTTCTTCAACATTATGCTCACCACTTTCAACATAATCTGCTGCGGTATCAATATAATCTGCCGCTTTAGTAATTTTTGATTGTACCCATGCCTCAATGCTTCCCTCACCCTTCATTTTTTTCTTTAAACGCTTCGCTGCAGAAATAATTGTTGAGAGTTCAGAGCGAGCCATTGAATACTCATGATCTTTTTCCTCATTTGCTGGGTGAGGACTATTCGCATGATAATGAGGATTTGACATTGCCACTGATGACAAATTAATTGGTAAAGAATATGTATCCCAATATTTTGGACCATACTTACATTCATCTCTTAGTTCATTCTTTTTACATCTAGGGCAATATCTTTCCATATTAACTTGCTCCGATTTGGTTCCCCAATTATCAGCACCTACTTTACGACACTTGACAAGTGCTCCTGAAGCATAAGCACTTGGCCAAACGCTGTATCTTGATTTTACTTTATTATAGCAAGCGTCTTTTTTGCCGCTGCCTTTTCCTGGTTTATCTTTTACTTCTTGGAGATTCATTTCTTCTGTTCTGACATTTGTTGGACTTACTCCACCAGTTTTCTCTGGTTGGTTTGGATCTAATCTATTCTTTCTTCTTCTTGCTGACTCTTCTTCATCTTTTGAGAGATCTTTTTTCATTTTTGAACTTCCACACTTTGGAGTGGAAGTCTGACCAGGTTGACGAGCACAAGGTTTTCCTGCCCATTTACCACCTAGTTGAACCCATCCAGATTTTCCATCGGAAGACTTTGACTTACCAAACCAATCACGAAGTCCCTCATCCCCAGATTTAGTTTCTTCATAAGCCATACCAACTCTAGTATGCTTCAATTCTCCTTTTTGTTTAGCAATAAGTTTTTTTGAAGCAACTTTTGCACCCTCCGGAGCACTCATTACATTTTCATCTGGAGTTTTTCTACTTGGATTGTCATAAACATCCACATCACCATCAGCATCTCTATCAACATATTGCTTAACCGCATGATGAACCAATTGCTTTAGATCAAGATTTGGATCAAGTTGATGTTGAGATTTTGGTAAATGCTTTGTTTTATGAGTAAACTTTGTAAAAGTTTGTGGTTCCTTTGCTTCAGAAAAGGGAGACTTTGATTTAGTCACTTCGCCTCTTTGTCTTTTTTTACGAGCAGCACAATGAGATTTTTGAGAAAATCCTTTTGGACTATCACAATCAATTGATCTTTTATATTTTTTAGACCAACTCATTGAACTACAAGATTATTCTTTATTATTTAGAAAACCTTGCTTGAGTAATTTTGATAGCTCCGATGTTGATCCAACAAATAAAGCATTGTTTGTGACATTGTTTGTTGTTTTTACTGTATCTTCTTCAACATCCTTTAATTTCTTTTGTAAATCTATAAGTTTATCAGTTACATCACCAACTGATTTGATTAATTGTCCAGCAACTTCATATGCTCTGGGAGAACCACCCTCTCCTGCCAGTTCCATAATGCCATTAATTGCTTCTTGTCCCTTTTCAATCAACGAATATAAGTTTGCACGAGTATATTCATAATCTTTTTTAATGTCATTACTCAGTTCCTTAACGGTATCTAAAGTAGGTTTGTAGTTACTATCTACTTCTACAATGCTACTTTCAACATTCAGTGCTTCATCAATTTTTTCAAACTTATTTGCCATGATTTTACCAATCTATTAGATATCTATACTTCTAGATGGGCTAAAGTCTCTAGAATCTGTAAATGAGAATAGATTTTCGTTGAATCCAAAGTCATCATCAATATCAACTAGAGCATCATCAGCGGCAGTTAGTTTGTCAATTGATGTACTTTCTAAATGAGTTGTAATGGAACTTCCATCATATCCTCTCTTCACCGCAATGGTTGTTCCGTCAATAACTTCTACAATCTTCATAATTTCACTATTAATAATGATTCTATCTCCTGCTGACATTCCTGTAGATGTAGTAATTGTTAATCTTGTTTCTGTCTTGGTTAGAGCTTCTTTTAAAACAGATACATCATCGTTATTATAATCTTTGAGTGCTTTTGGTGACGCAGTATACCTTAATTCACGCTTTGCAGTTTCTCTATTTGTATCAGCATAATAATCAACCTGAACCTTACGAATGAGTCCATCTGTAGTATCTGCGATTGGACCAAACATATAGGTCTTAGCAGTAAATTGTAAAGTATAAATCAATGCTCTTCTGGTTGAAAAATCTCCTTCATAATCATCTTGAAAAGAAATACTATCCAAAACAACACTTATATCTCTCTTTTCTCCAATTGAATCTACAAGATCAATAGTTAAATTAAAAGATGGTTGAAAATAAGGAAGTATTTGTTCTACGATTTGAAGAGAGTCATCATTCAATTTTGTTAAAATATTAACTTCAAATCCAATATTATATGGGACTGGCATATAAACTTTTTTTAGGTTTG